TACGACGCGTGTAAAATTGCACTAATCGACAAGACACTTTACAATATTGATGGAGACATTAAGAGGGAAAAAGCGGTGGGCGCTTTATCGTCAGCAACTGACAAACGTATAAACGCACTCACTGGGGGCAGGCTATGGGGATGAGCGATAAGAAAGCAGCTAAGACGCTTGCTAAAATTAAGGAACAAGTTAGACGCACTCGTGAGTACTGGCTTGATAACGTGGACATCTACCGAAAGTATCGCATGATACTCTTCAAAACCTCATTGTCCGATGATGCTAAGGCTGCGCTAGACGCTGTCAACAAGCCAGCGCTCGAGTTCAACATTCTTGAAGCGATGTACTCTAAGATGTGCGCAGACTATGCAAAGCAAGAGCCTTCAATCGAAGTTAGAGCGGCTGACGGAATCCCGCAAGACATGATGGGTGATAACTTTGAAAAGCAATTAGAAGTTGTAGGCGGATACATTAGAGAGATTTTATTATCAAGTGAGAATGACAATCTACAGCTCTCACTATTTGGTCAGGCAACCTCAGGTGGTTTCTCAATTGCTAAAGTTGAAGTAGATTACATTGATAGCCTTTCGTTCGATCATCAAATCAAAGTGGTTAGGGTGTTCGATCCAACCCTTTGTGGGTTCGACCCAATGGCTCGCTTAAGCAGTAAAGCAGATGGTGAATTCTGTTTTGAAGTATTCCCTATGCGCAAAGATGAGTTTGATAAAAAGTTTGGCAAAGAATATAGCGCAGGTATGCAGTACGCTAGAAGCTTTGAGGGCTTCAGTTGGTCATACAAAAACATACAAGAAGAAAAGGTTATCATCGTTGTAGAGTTCTTTCAGAAGCGTAGAAAGAAAATGCAGATTGCTAAGCTAACGAACGGCCACGTAATCAACAACAAACACTATCCTGATTTGGTTAGAGAGTGGGACCGTAAAGGTTACATACAGCAAGTGCCAGGTGTAGTATCTGTTCGTATGACTGAAGTAGAAGTTATTGATCGATACATGCTCTGTGAAAACAAAATACTAGAGTATGGCGAAACAGATTTTGCACACTTACCGTTAGTATTCTTTGATGGTAACTCAGAGCTGCTTCAGGATAGTGATAACGACCCAACATATCAAATGGTTAGACCATTCCACTATCATGCAAAAGATACTCAATTACTCAAGAATTTTGCAGGTCAGACAATTGCGAGTGACATGCAAAATCAAGTTCAACATAAGTTTATGATACCGGTTGAGGGTATACCAACAAATCCACAGCATCAAAACGCTTATAGAAACGTTCAGGTTGCTGACGTGTTACCTTACAATGCGTTTGATGATAAAGACCCAACGAAAGCTATACCGCCACCACGAGAGATACAGCGCACCGCATTACCACCGATTGTTCAAGAGACATTCATGGGTACTGATAACACTATGCAAATGGTTGTTGGTTCTTACGATACCGTGCTTGGTACAAATGCTAATCAATTGAGCGGTAAAGCGATTCAAGCCGGAGGAATGCAAAGCGCAGGCTCTGCAATGCCTTATTATTTGAATCAGGTTCGTGGATTGAATCAGCTAGCTATTATCTTGCTTGATTTGATACCCAAGTATTTAGTGACACCGAGAACTATACCGGTGCGTAAGTCTGATGGTAAAAGATATTACCAAAAGATTAATGATAAGAATGATCAAAACAGTATCAGCATGGGTTACAGTCCTTCAGCGATGAACATAACGGTATCTGCCGGTGTTAGTTGTGCGATGGCTAAAGAGGCCGCTCTTGATTCGCTTACTAAACTTATGGCTCAGAGTCCAGGGTTTGCTAACTTCATTGATAGCAAAGGGCTTGAGATACTCGTTGATAACTTGGATATTAGAGGCGCTGACCACCTTAAGAAGCTTGCCGCTCAGTACATTGAAGAGATGTCACAACAGCCGCCTAAGCCATCTGAGGCTGAGATATTAGCGGAAGCAGAGAAGGAGATTGAGGGCCAAAAGACTCAAGCAATGATGCAAAAGAATCAAGCAGACAATGCGGTAGCCACTGCAAAGGTTGCAGTTGATAAGCAGAATGCCGATACTAAGTTCTTAGAGCTCATGATGGAAGTTGAGTATGATAAGAAGCATCAAGAGATTGAGCGAATGAGAGCTGATGCAGAAAATGCAAAGGATGCGGTAGAAACTGCGCTAAAAATAACTGAATCAATGATGGGAGGGGCGTAATGACTAAGCTCACAACTAAGGATAAGGGTCACGACATTTTAGAAGCTCTGCAGTGGATTATGGACGGCAAAAAAATATCTCGAACAGAGTGGACTGCGGACTTTTCAGGATATGAAGATTATCCAACTCCTAAAAGATGGTTAGAAATTGAGCAGGGAAAAGATGGCATTAAATGGTTAGCCCTTATTGAGGGTTCAGATCGTCCTGGACAGCTTAGAGAGGAGTTCTCAAGGATTCCCTATTGCCTGTCTCAGAGTGATATATTTGGTAATGATTGGCATATAATTGGAAAATTTGGTTATTCTATAGGAGAAGATGATGGCAACATTAACCACTAAAGCTAGAAACGCACTACCTAAATCAGCGTTTGCAGATCCAAGCAAGCGGGAGGCCAAAGCCTGACTTGTGTGAGATATGTGGAGAGTTAAATATTCGAATCGTGTTTGATCATTGTCATGATGCTGGTCATTTCAGGGGTTGGATTTGTGATAGATGTAATAAAACTTTAGGTTTAGTGAAAGATAGTATAGGTTTGTTAATAAAGATGTCAAAATATTTGGAGAATGATCATGTCAAAAATAACATCTCGAGCGAGAAATAAATTGCCAAAAAGTGAATTCGCGGAACCTGATGAAAGAAAGTATCCTGTTGATACACATAATAGAGCAGTCAACGCCAAGGCAAGAGCCTCTGAAATGGAACATAAGGGTAAGCTATCTCCCGCAGCGCATGCGAAGATAGTTAAGAAGGCAGATAAGGTTTTAAAGAAGAAATGATATGGGGTGGTATTGTAGTAATGATGAATTAGTAGAGATTCAAGAGGTTGATTGGACTCGAGAGAATAGCCCGTACATTCCGTTTGATGTAGCCATTTCTGGATTAGATTCATCCGTAAGAATGATATTTAACATGGGCGGTCGATGGGAACATACAGAGTATTTAACAAAGAAAGATGCCTTAAAGCTATGTAAAGTTATTACAGAAATGATAGCTAATGAAGATAAATTTTTAGAAGGATTGAAGAGGTAATGAAAAAGTATCTATTTTCGGCTGGGAATGAGCATGGCGAGTTTGTGGTGACCAAGTCTATAAAGGATAATGAGCTTTGTATGATCATTACCTACTATGGTGCCGATTATGAATATTGCTTAAATGGAAAGCAGGTAAAAGATCTTGCGAATTCCTTACTGCATTGGTTGACGGAAAAATAAATGATAGCTTTTTTTAAGAAAATATTTTCTTGTTCGCATGAGAAGGGTCGCGAGGTTATAGATACTGGCGAATCGTCAGGCTCAATATTTAAGCCGTGCCAGCATACAAAGCAGGAATGGATTCATGAGGTTAAAATGATTAGAGACCTTCCGCTGTGTGACGACGCAAAATCTAAATTAAGAGATACATGGAGTTCTTTAGTGTACTGCCCAAGCGAAGGGTTTTTTGAAATATATCTTTCTGAGAAAGAAAAGCTATTATCTTCATATGGGAATGAAAAATGACAGATGAAGATGAAGACATGGGCTACACAATTAGAGCCAAAGACGATTTAGCTTTTAAGTTAAATGTAGCTAAATTCATGGAACGCAAAGGTGTAGAAAAGAAAATTACACAAAGAAAGGTAATTGATTATGACGTAGTATCCATCTCAGATGCCAGCCAATTTGTCGAAAGTGTTAACGAAAATATAAAAGACGGGTGGGAATTATTCGGCAATCCCTTTTCTATACATGATGAGATGGACGAAGGAGGCTGCTTTGTACAAGCCATGGTGAAGTATGGAGATTGAGTGCACCGAAGATATGACATGTACAGACAATTCAATTTAATAGACATGTTATTGCGATATGTACATTTCGTATACATTTTGTCCTATTTCGTTTACTTTTCAGTTTGAAAGTAAGCGAAATGTTAATCGATCTTCGTCTCGACCAAACTCCTTAACTCATCTAATTCCTCGTACAGGCTTTCGTACATTTCTTCAACCTTCCCCTCAATCTTTTCACTAACCGCCTTCCATTGCGGAGAGCATATATACATAAACTCTGGTGTTTGCATTTTATTTACAGCAAAATCCGTAATCTCACATCTTAAAACTTCAAAATCTTTTGTAATTTTATTTGTTAGCTCCGATGCAATTCTTTCTGCATTAGAGAATAAGCGATTGCATTCACTCATTCGATTAAGAAGCTCTTTGTACTGTGCTCGTGTAATCACTTCTACTTCAATCCCTTCACCCACTCTCTCACCTCTTCAGTTACGTACATTGCGGTCTTACCTGTTGGATACCTTGGTTTAGGAAAGCCTTCGGTTTGTCTAATCTGGTAAACCGTCGACTTGCTTCTACCCAAAAACTTACAAAGCTCTTTTACTCTTAACAATTCCGGCCATTTTTCCATTCTGGGCTCATTAACTCCTGTAAGGGTCTATATGGGCTTTATTGTATCAGCGATACCGATTATATCACATCACGCAAGATCAATTGGTCTGTTACGTCTTATGCGGGTTTATGCGGTATTAAGATGATTACTCCGTTAAATATACCTGCTTACACTATATTAATAGCGTAGTACTATTGTTGGTAATAGCGTACCAGTCCGCTTTAAATTCTGGGCTAACTCTTACTGACGAGAATAACTTCAGTCGCAAACGCGAGCGCACGCGGATTACCGTCACGGGATTAATAGTGAGACTTGAAATGGAAGAAAACGTAATTGATACACCTGCGGTTGAGAAAGACGATCGTTTAAACATGACTCAGATTCAACTTAACGATGTTATCAAGCGGGAACGTGAAGCAGCGGCACGAAAAGCCGGTGATTCAGTGAGAAGGGAAGTGGAAGAGAAATATGCCTCTGAACTCCAGTCTCTGAAACAGCGTCAAACTCAGGAGTTAGACCCTGAGGAAATGTACAGCAAATTTGAAGAACGCATGATGGGCAATCTTCAAAAGAAGCAGGCAGACGCTCAAAGACTAGACAAAGCAAAGCAAATTTCCGACATGTATCACGAAAAAGTTAAGAAAGGCTCCGAGCTTTACGATGACTTCGAAGAGATACTTGCTGAGTTCGACCCTGAAGCTTTTCCAGAAATTGCGGTACTCGCCTCTGAACATGACAACACTCACGATTTAATCCGTGAGCTTGTGCAGAATCCCACAAAGATGTCTGCAATTATTCAGTTAGCCGATAGGCCAGGTGGTGCCCCTCTTGCTAGAAAGGCAATGCGTCAATTGAGTGAGTCTATAAAGGCTAATCAAGATGCTATGTCACAACGTCAACCCAATGCGCCATTTTCCAAAGTAAGGGCTTCTAACATTGGCGGTGTAGATGCGATGCCCGAAAGCGTAGCTGACTTAAGAAAACTAAAGTTCTTAAAAGGCTAGTCTCATTGGTTGTCGTCGCATCTCATCTTGACTGAACATAGTGAGGATAAGCGATGACAACTCCAAATAATATTCTGCAACAGGTCCAGACATACCAAAAATCTGACCTTGCACTGTTACAAAACATGTATTTCTTTATTGCTAAATCAAACAAGAGATACAAAAATTTTCAGAACACACCGGCGAATTTGGGCGATACGGTCCTTTTTGACACCCCACCAAGATTTACAACTACTAATAGTCTAGTTGCCGATTGGCAATCAGCTGTTCAGAAAGTGCAAACTTTAACAGTTAACAAACAGTTAAGCTCAGCGTTCCAATTCACCTCACAAGAATATGTTTTCAATAACATCGAAGAATACTCTAAAGTATTCGGCCGCTCTGCGATGGCTGAAGTGGGCGCACAAATCGAATCTGATGTTGCTAGTGTATGCGTGACTGCACCATACCGTTTCTACGGAAATGGCGTGACGGCGATCAACTCATTCCAACAATTAGCTGAAGCGTTGACGATGTACCGTACTTTCGGTGCTCCTAAGACTGACACTATTGGTATTATACCTGACGTAGCTT